GTGAAGGTCAGGCTCCCATTCGGGAAGCCGCCGGGGTCAAAGAGGTGATGCCGGTAGAGGACCTTCGCCCCCCAGACGGAGGTCCCGTTCAGGAAGTCGGCCAGGTCCTGGATGGTCTTCAGGCCGCTTCCCCCAATGAGGATGCCGTGTTTTTCGTAGGGCGCGCCCCCCTGGAGGATCAGGTGCTTTTGCCCCTCGGAGTCCGTGGTCACCTGGGCGCTGGGGGTCCCGCTCCCGTAGTACCGGAGCTCGAGGGCCGGGCCCAAGGGCGGGCTCGCCTCCAGGACCCCGCTCCCCGGGTCCTCCACCCAGAGGAGGATGTACCCGTCCGGGTGGAGCTCCCGCCGGGCCCGGAAGCCGTTCGAGTAGATGCCCGCGTGCTCGGGCTTGGCCTTCAGGAGGAGGTCCCCCAGGCTAAGCTGGGCCGGGGTGGCGGCGTTCACCCGGTAGAAGAGGATTTCCCCCGCCCCCGGCATCTCCCGGGAGGGGTCCAGGGCCAGGTCCACCAGGGCCAGCCCCACCCCGCCCCTAAGCTTCCGCACCACCTCCGTCCCGGAGGTAATGCGGGTGAAGCCCTTAGGGGTGCCCCCCTGGGCCGGGGCCACCACCGCCAGCCGCTTGAAAAGCGGGGGCCTCTGAATGTTGAAGGCCTCTACCTTGGTGGTGGCATAGGCCCCCGGGATGATGATCTGCCGCCCCTCAAAGTAAATCCCTACCGTCATGCCTCACCCCCGGACCACTTCCATCACCATGCGCTGGTACCTCTGCATCCAGAGGGAGGCCGGGGCCCGGTCCTCCGCCCCGTACCGGGTGCGCATGGCGGCCAGGGCCGCGTACCCCAGGCCAGCGGAGCGGGCCCACTCCTCCAGGCTCACGGGCCGCTCCTGGACCTCCTGGACCTGGGGGGTCTCGTTCAGCGCCTCTTTCGCCGTGTCCTTCCTTCCCATACTTCCCAGCCTCCTACGGGTTCGGGGTCATAGCTCCTCCTTCAGGCCCTCGAGGAGGGCCAGCCACTCCGCCAGGGGCCGTTTCGCCTCCCCGTAGCGGGTGCGGAGGGCCGCGAAAAGCTCGGGGTCCGGATCGTACAGGTCCCGGAACTCCCACACCGAGCGGGGCCGGTCGGGGTAGGTGTGCCCCCCGCCTATGCACGTGAGCCGCCCCGCCTCGTACCCGGCCTGGTACCCGGCCTCGTACCCCTCCCCGTACCCCGCGCTCCGCCCCGCCTGGTACCCCTCCTGGTACCCCTGGGCGTAGGCCCGGCCCGGGGCGGCGAAGAGGTCCGCCAGCCAGTAGATGACCTTTTGGACGGGGTAGGCGGGGAGCCGGGCCCCCTCCGCCGAGCGCTCCACCGGGGGGGCGCTCATGGGGAGGTGGGTGAGCCCCACCCCCTGCGTCTCCCGTGGGGGGAGGTAGGCCCGAGGGGGGAAGACCTGCACCGCGCTAGGCATTCACCCCTCCTACATGGGCACGAGCTCCTCCGCCTGGACCAGGAGGTCGTAGTAGCCGTAGTTGTCCCGCTTCCGCATGAGGATGAGGTACCGGCCCGTGGGAAGCTCCACCGTGTCCCCCATCGCCCCGCCCGTGTCGTAGGCGAAGAGGATGGTGTCCCCGGCCCCCAGGTGCCCCCGCTCGAGGCCCGTCTCGGTGGGGGTAGGGTTGGAATAAGTGTTGCTCGCCCTCTGGTAAAGCCGCCCCCGCTTGGCAAGCGGGACCAGGGGGGAGGGCCCTCCAAAGACGGGGGGATGGGCGGGGAAGAACACGGGCCCAATGGGGTTAGAAGGAGTAGAAGTAATGGAAAGCGCGTCCCCCAGCACCGCCCATTCCGGCCCCAGGGGCCCCCGCAGGGTGTGGAAGACGATCCCGTACACCCCGCTGGTCTGGCCTGCCCAGGACCTCACGCCCCCCCAAAGGGGCCAGGAGCCGTCGTCCACCGGGTAGAGGAGGGACCCGTCCGGCTTCAGGTGGGGGTCCAGCTCGCAGACCAGGAAGGGCGTGGGGAAGGAGGTCCCCTGGCGGAAGAGGAGCCCTATGTGGGTGAGCATCCCCACCGCCGTAGCGATGACGTCCACCCCGGGGTTGAAGGAGGCGGTGGTCAGGGCGGACAGGTTCGTGGCGGTGTCGTTCGTGGGGTCCCAGTCCTCCGCGATGTAGGCCTCGAGGGTGTTGGAGCCCACCACATAGCGGAGGTACAGGAACTTCTCCCGCCCCAGGTCGCCCTCCGCGTGCAGGACCAGGCCCGGGCTTTGCTCCCCCACCTGTGCGTAGTAGATCGTCCCCCCGTACTTGAGCACGAAAAGGCGGCCCAGCATCGCCCCCGCGCCCTGGGCCGCCTGGGACCCGGGGGTGGCGGAGGAGTAGGAGGTGATGGCGTCTATCCCGCCCTGGGGGGTGAGCTGGAGGAGGTAGACGGAGCTCGCCCCACCCGCATACGGAAGCAGGATCACCCCGTCGTCTCCGCCCCAGGGAGCGGCGCTGGGATAGAAGCGGCCCCCGTTGTTCGGGAAAGGCCTCAAGTTCTGGGGCGTCCCTATCCCGCTCGGGGTCAGGGGGAGGCGCCACACGTTGCCGCTCCCGGAACTCTTGGACTCGAGGTAGTAGAGGTACCGCCCGTCCGTGAGAAGGGAGGGGGTTCCGGAGGGGGAAGCCCCGGACGCGGCCAGGTCCACGGCCAGGGTCCATGCGGTCACGTCCCCCCCGGAAAGCCGGGCCTCATAGACCTGGGTACTCCCCATCAGGGCGAAAAGGCGCCCCTGGACCCCCACCAGGTGGGTCAGGTTGCCCGGGGGGGGGGCGGTGGGGGCCACCGGGGTGCCCAGGGAGCCGCCCGGGTTGATGGGGACGATGCGGAAGGTGGTGGCGCCATAGGCCCCCAGGTAGAGGCGGTCCCCGATGACCACGGGCATGAGGCTTCCGGAAGGAAGGCCGCTCAGGAGGAGGACGGAGGTAGAGGGAGCGCCGCCCGCCACGGGGATGGCGTACACCTGCCCCCCCGGCGTCGTGTAGAGGAAGCGGTTCCGGGCCTTGTCCGCCGCCATGAAGGCCTGGGAGGTCACCCCGGGGTCATTCAGGGTCTGCCAGGACCCCGGCCAGCTCCCCCGCTTGGAGCCGTCCGAGAGGAAGCCCCAGCCTATAGAGGCCCCCGTGGCCATCTCCCGGATGGCGTTCAGGAGGTCCTGCCCAGACCAGGGGGCGGTGAGGTAGCGGTACTCCATGCCCATAGCTCACCCTCCCAGGTAGGGGGCCATCGCCTCCTCGGGGGCCTCCTCCCAGCCCTCAGGGAGGGGGTCCACCGGCTCGGGCTCGTAGACGTAGGCGTACTCCCCGTCCACCGCGAAGTAGGGGGCGGTGAACCCCTCGAGGCGCGCCGCCTTCACCAGCGAGCCCAGCCGCTTACTCCGGGCCGCCTGCACCAGCCTTTCCCGTGAAGTCCTATAGACCGGCATACCCTCACGCTACGGGGGGCGTGGGGTCACACCGGAACCGGCTAGAGGTCCACCCGCCACCGGAGGTCGTAGTCCCCTATCCGGTAGGGCGGGCCGTAGGCCACGTAGGCGTCCACCAGCCCCTCCAGGCTCCACTCCGCCGCGTATAGGAGGGCGTCCCCCGTGTCCATCATCCGGTCCAGCCGGGAAAGGGTGAGGCCGTCCCATCCGAGGGCTTCCAGAAGGGGGAGGTCGGAGAGGAGGCGGTGGGTGAAGTATAGGGCCAGCTCGTCCCGCTTCCCCGGGCTATCCGCCAGCAGGATCACCTCCCCCACCGCCCGGAAGGTGCTCACCATCTGGAGGTCCCCCCCCACCGCCCGCTCGGAGAGGACGTAGCGGGCCTTCACCAGGAGCTGGGGGAGGGGCCTTTCCGCGTGCACGTGCTCCTGGAGGGCCACAAAAACGCCCCGGGGCTCCCCGTGGTAGCGGAGGCGGTGGTACAGGACCCGCTTCACGTCCAGGACCAAGCGGGCCTCCGCCCGCCGCGCCACCTCCACCGTCACCCGGACCGGCTCCCCGTAGGTCCCCCCGGCCCGGGGCCAGAGCCAGTAGGTCCACCGGCCCCCGTCCAGGGCGTTCCGGTCCTCCGCCCAGGAGGCGGGGAAGGCCTCGAGGTCCCAGACCTCCCCCGCCAGCTCCTCCGGGAGGCCCGGGTCGGGGTGGCGAATGAAGGGGTAGGGGCGGGAGGGCTTGGGTGGCCCGTCCCAGACCAGGTGCCCCCCGGGGTCATCCGGCCCGGAGAGGTCCACCCCTTCCGGGGCCCGCAGGACCCGCACCTCCGGGAAGTCCCGGGGCCGCATGAAGGTGATCCGCACGGCCCCGCCCTCAGGGCGAGGCTCGGCCAGGACGTGCGCGAGCCGGTTCACTCTTCCACCCCCGCCAGAGCCTTCAGGCGCTCCACGTCCGCCTCGAGGGCTATCCGCATGGCCTCTGGGTACACCTGGACTAGCCAGTCGTACACCGCCCCCGCGATCCGGTACCCCGGGTGTTCAGGAATGACCCAGGTCCCCGGGGGCGAGTTTTCCGAGAGGGTCCGGAAGGTGAGGTAGACGCTCCGCCCCTCCTTCTCGGTGCTGGCCGCCTCAAACCGGTAGAGCCCCTCGAGGCGCCGCACCTCCGGGTCCGTGAGGTCCAGGCCCATCGCCTCCAGGTCCCCCCGGGTGAGCCGGTCCCCCCACTCATAGGTGAAGCGCCGGGCCATCACCCGGGGGTCGTGCACCGAGGGCTCCTGGTACTCCCCCGTGATGCGGCTTTTCCGGAAGCGCCGCACCCGCGCGTAGACCTCTTCCGGGAGGACGGAGGCGAAGCCTACGGTCCCCGGGGTCCCGTGGCGGAAGGGGATATACATGTAGAGGTGGCCGTCTTTCGCCTTCCGGGCCTGGTGGCTCCGCTTCAGGACTTCCCGCATGTCAAAGGCGGGCCGCCCCCACTCCAGGGCCGGGGCGTAGGGGGCGGAGGAGCGGAGGGTGTAGGCGTGGTCTTCCTCCGCCACTAGCTGGATACTCCGCGCGTAGTTGCCGGTCCGGGGCTGGATGCGCTCCCCGGAGGGGAGGGGCTCCCCCAGGGCGTAGCTCACCCACTTCCGGTAGGCGGCCTGGGCCAGCTCCCGCACCGTGGCCAGCTGGTAGGGGAAGAGGTCCTCGGGCCTCGAGGTGGCCAGGGCCACCGCCCGCTCAAAGGGCCCCAGGCCAATGGAAAGGGTGACCTCATACTTCACGGCGTCCTCCCTAGGGCCGCCCCGGGGCGGGGGAAGAGCTCCCATATCCGGAGGTGCAGGCGCCGGGGGAGGTCGTGGCCCCCCTGCCCCCGCACCTGGGGGAGGTCCCGGAAGACGTAGAACTCTGGGGCGGCGATGTAGGTCAGGGCGTAGGGGCGGCCCGTCCGGGGCCCCCGGCCCGGGGCCCAGACCACCCGGCCCCCCTCGAGGGTGAAGTCCTCCCCGTAGGCATAGGGGGCGGTGGAGAAGTCCTTTTCCATCCCCACACAGGAGAGGACCCGGTACACGTAGGCGTAAAGAAGGTCCTCCTCCTCCCCCCGGTAGAGGACCTGGTGGACCTTTACGCGCGCGTCCAGGAGGACGAAGCGGTCGGGGTAGCCCGCGTAAAAGGCCGGGTTTTCCACCCACCCCCCGCCGGGGGCCCGCGCCCTACGGGGGACGGTGAGGCTCATGTCCCGGTGGTCCATCTCCCCCCAGTCCCCGATCTCCTTGCGCCCGGCCAGGTTCTGCCCGTGGCCCATGAGGACCGGGGGGGAGAGGTACCGCACCCGGTACTCTCCCCCGTGGGGGGGCTCCCCGTCCAGGAAGACGATCCGCCCCTCTTCCAGGGTGACCCGGTAGTCCCGCGCCCCGTCCCAGACCCGCACGATGTCAGAGGGCCGCACGTGCAGGGGGAGGGCTTCCGGCCTCGAGGTGGAGCCCCGGTAGAAGACCGCCTCCTGTTCCACCGGGGCCGGGGCCTCCCAGACGTACCCGTACCCCCGGCACCGGGGGCATTCGCGCTGGGGGGAGCCCGTGGCCCGGTCCCGGCACGGGCAGACCGAGGCGGGGAGGTAGAGGAAGCGCCACGCCTGCTCACCGTTCAGGAGCTCGTCGAAGTGCTCCAGGTGGAAGGCGATGTTGCCAAACTCGTGCTTGCCCATGCCCCCTCCTTACGCGCTGAAGAAGAGGGGCCCCTTGATAGAGAAGTAGGTGCGGAGGAAGCCCTCGAGCTCCCGCTCCAGGGAGGACTGGTAGGGGGAGAGGCGGTGGGAGGTGGCGGAGACGGGGTAGGAGCGGGACTGGGAGAGGCCGTCCACACTCACGCTTTCCGAGCCCAGGGCCCCCTCCTGAAGCATGGCCAGGGTGGGAAGGAGGAGGATGGTAGCCCGCGCCGCCACCGCCCAGGCCAGGTCCGGCTCCTCCTCCGCCACGTCCGTAAACCCCGCGTCGTAGGCGATGCGCCACCCGTGGGGGATGCGCCGGGCCCCCGCCACAACCCCGGTCCAAACGCCCGCCATCTGGACCATCTGGACGGAGGTCCAGCCCGGGAAGAGGCGGAGGGCGTAGCGCCGGTGGCTCACCTGCCACCACTCCCGGGGGAACTCCAGGACCGGGGGGACGGCGTTCGCCCCCAGGCCCAGGGCCACATACCGCACCTCCCGGATGGGCCCCCAGGGGAGCTTCATGAGCGCCCAGCGGTCCCCATGCCAGGCGTCCGGCTCATAGTCCGGGCCCTCCCCCCGGAGGATGGGGAGGTCGTCACGGGGCAGGCGCTCCTCCGGGACGGCCCCCAGGACCACCCGCGTGGGTTGGAAGAGGACCCCGAAGGCCCGCGTAAACCAGGCCTGGGCGTCCCGCAGGGCCTCCTCCAGGTAGGCGTCAGGGAAGGGGCGGCCCTCCTTGTCCTCCAGGGGGATGCCCCGAAGGAACCGGTCTTTGAGGTAGGCCGCCGTCAGAGGCATCTAGACCCCCCGAACGTTACACCCTAGTGGCCACCACGCGTAACATCAGAGGGCCTCGTCAAGGATGCGGATCATCTCCTCCTTGGAGGCCTCCTCCGGGACCGCCACCCGGAGGGCCTCGAGGGCCTTCCTCAGGTCCTCCTTGGGGAGGCGGGCCTTCCCGGAGTGGGTAAGGCCCCGGTAGCGGGCCTTGAACGCCTCTAGCCAGTCCTTTTCCGCCGTGGGGGCCTCGAGGCCCGTCTCCTCCGTGGGGTTGGGCTGGACGTCGGCCACGGGGGGCGTGATGAGGTCCCCGTTCACCGCGTCGATCACCGCGTAGCCCGGGACCCGCCGGAAGGGCTCCACCCGCTTCAGGTCGATGGGCTCGGAGACCACCGCACCGAACTTGTCAGACCATCCGAAGGTCACCCCGTTCACCCGCGTATGCCCATGCTTCCGCACCGCGTCCACCACGCTTGGGACGTTCACCACCTTGACCCGGTAGTCCATCCTTCACCTCCACCCGCACGCTACAGGAGGCCCGGGGTCATAGCCCGCGCGCGTGCAAAAGGGGCCCCCCGGCCCGGTGGCAAGGCCGGGGGGAGGGGGTCAGGTGGCGCGTTAGAACGGCTTCCAGCGGGCCGCCTTGGGGAGGTAGTTTTTCACCACCCAGTGCCGCTGGGGGATGCCCAGCTTCAGGGCCCCGAAGAGGAGGACGGCCCAGGGGAGGGTCGCCTTCACGGGGGCCAGGGGGTACTGGAGCATGGGCATGAGCTGGGTCCAGTCGATGGCCTCGGGGCTCATGTCCAGGAGGTACACGGTGGCGGAGCCGGGGATTTCCCGGTTCAGGTCCCGCCAGGTGATGGGCTGGGTGGGGTCAGCGCCCGCCGGGATGCGGGTCACCAGCCGGAGGTCCGCCGGGGTGGGAAGGGTGGCGGGGTTGCGGGTGGAGCGGTAGATGGCGTAGCCGGTCTGGGAGTAGGTGGAGGGCGGGGTAATGGTGAGCTCCACCGCGTCCCCAGCCGCCACGGTCACCGCCTCGAGGCTGGACAGGGGGCCCTCGCCGCCCTCGCCCAGGGCCGCCACCGCGTAGTAGTAGGTCCCCGCATGGGCCGCCTCAAACCGGCTCGAGGGGTCCGCCACGGGGGCCACGCTCAGGGCGGGGGCGCCGGGGGCGTCCGGGGAGATGCGGCCCCGGGTCCGGACCTGGGCCGGGGTGGTGAGGTGGGCCGCGTTGGGGTCCTCAATCCAGACGTCCTGGACGGTGGCCACGTCCCCGTAGCTGGTGCGGATACCCACCACCGGGGCCCCGAACTCAATCGCCCGGGGGTTCTCGGAGAGGGGGACGCGCCACTGGGGGGCGAGGTAGAGGTCCAGGTCGTTCTGGACCGTGGGGGAAAGGTAAACGTCCGTGATGCGCCCGAAACCGCCCTCAGGGCCGATGGTGAGCCCGAAGGCCTCGTAGATGGCGGCGTAGAGCTTCTCCGTATCGGAGGAGCCCGCCAGGTCAAAGATGTGATCGGGGAACTCCCGGGCCAGCCAGGCCCGGATGCCGTCAAACTGGGTGGGGACCACCGTCTCATCGCCCTGGAAGAGGGCCCACTCGAGGGCCCGCAGGATGCGGAGGGTGGCGTTCACGTTTTCCCGGGCCTTCAGGTCGTCGCCGCTCCCCAGGACGGTGCGCTGTTGCAAGGCGGCCAGGGTGATCTCCGCCCGGGTCATGAGGTACTTGATCCGGAGGACGTTCCGCCGGTACTGGCCCGCGTCCCCCCGGATGTCCGAGGTCTCGGAGTGGAAGGCGTCCCCGATGTCACCGCCGATGCCCGTCTGGGTGGCCCACTCCGCCACGGAGGAGAACGTGGGGACGGGTTGGAGCCTTTTGTAGAGGCGGAAGGACTCCTCCCGCTCCACCACGCTCCGCAGGGTGGCCTCGAGGGACTCCAGCCGGATGGCCGGGACCCCCGTGAGGCCCGCCTTGAAGTCCAGGGCGTGCGGGTCGCCCGCCGTCTGGACCGCCTTAGCGAAGGCGTTCCAGTCCTCCCAGGTCCGGATGCCGCCGGGGAAGCCGGGAAGCCCCCCACCGAAAAGGATGCCCATTCCGTCCATCTCCTCTCCTCCTCACTCAAGCCCCAGGGCCCGGAGTTGGGCCGGGGAGAAGCGCCGCACGATGGCCTCGTAGTCCCCACGGGAAAGCATGGACTCGAGGGCCGCCACGTCGTAGGCGCTGAAAAGGTCCTTGGCCTGAACCGCCTTGGCCATGATCTCCGCCGCGTCCCGCGCCGGGTCCACGTACCCCTTGGCCAGCCGCCGCCCGCTCTTGGGGAGGCGGGGGGTGTCCTGGGCATGCTCTACCTTGAGCCCCAGGCGGTGCACCGCCTTGGCCACGGTGGCCTGGGCCTCCTCAATGGCCCGGAGGCGCTTGTCCAGGGCCTGGACCACCTGGAGCAGGGTGCGGAGAAGGGCGTGCTCGCGCTCTTCCTCGCCCTCGCCCTCGGGGGCCTTCTGCACCCGGGCCGGGGGCTCCTCCTCGCCCTCCTCCTCGTCCTCAAAGTCCATCTCGAAGTCCTCCAGGTCGTCCTCGCCCTCGTCCTCGTCCCGGGCCCCCTTGCGGAGGCGGTCGTAGTCCTCCATGTCCTCGTCCAGGTCCCGCTCCAGCTCGTCCTCGTCCTCCCCCTGAGCCGCCTTGGCCAGGAGGCCCTGGATGCGCCGGAAGGGTGTATCGGTGTTCCTCATGGTCTCCTCCTCCTTCTAGCCTGAGCCCCTTTCGGGGTCATAGCCAAATCCCGCGTGATCTCCTCCCCCAGCCGCTCCGCCATGCGCCGCGCCGCGCATGGGCTGGGGGCCCCCAGCTTGAGAAAGGCCTTGGCCACCGCCTCCAGGCTCCCCTCCAGCCTTCCTTTGAGGAGGGCCCGGAGGACCCGGGGGGCCGCCCGCCGGTAGAGGGCCTCGAGGGACTCCCTACGGAGGGCGGGGGTCCCGGTGAGGGCCGCCTTGGGGTCCAGGGCGTGGGGGTCCCCGGAGGTCAGGGCCGCCTGGGCCATCGCCTTTGCAAAGACGGGGTAGGGGACTACGGCCACCTGGCCCATCGCCACCACGCCCCCCATCCTCTCCGCCTTGGCAAAAGCGCCCATAGGCTCCAGGCTCACCGGGGGGAGGGCGGGGTTTTGGGCCCGCTGGGCCAGCCCCACCGAGTACCACTCGATGGGGCCCCGGATCACCCGCACTCTCTGCCCGTCCCGGGTCTCCACCTCCACCGTGGCGTTTGGGGCGATCTTCCCAAAAACGCTGGGGAACCATCTCATGGGGGGGTGCATGTGGGCCAGGGAGTGCCACACCCGGTCTGCCCATTCGCCGCTCGAGCCCGGGGGCGGAGGGGCCAGGGGGGAGAAAAGCTCCGCCAGCACAAAGATGCTGGGGCCCTTCCGCCGCACCTCCCGGGGGAGGCCGATCACGTACTCGGGCCGCATGCCCGTCCCCGGGGGGTTTCCCAGCCAGCTCCAGTGATTGACGTCTATGTTGCCCTGCTGGAGGAAGAGGTCCCGGGAGGCCCAGAGGGCATCCGCCGCGATGTCCTCCCCCTCCCGGTCCACCACCCCCTCACGGGACGCCTCGAAGTAGATGAGGCGCCGGGTCCCGGGCTCCGCCCGGACCGCCCCGCTCAAAGGAATGAGGAGAGTGTTCACGCCCTCGGGGATGGAAAGGAGCTCCATACCCCCACGCTAGAGGGGCGCCGGGGTCACAGGGCGCGCCACCCCTAGCCCCCCGCCTCCTTCCGCGCGATGTAGCGCTCCCAGAGGCTGTCCAGGTACTCCTCCTCGAGGTCGTCATCCCGCACCCCGGGGGCGGGGATGAGGGGGGCGATGGCCTCGAGGCGCTTCCCGTGGTGCTCTTCCAGCCGCCGGGCCGCCTCCCGGATGGCCTCGTCTGTCCGAAGGGCCGTGGCGTAGGCCCCCCAAAGCTCCGCCCAGAGTTTTTGCGCCGCGCTCTTTTTCGCCGCCATAGGTCCTCCTTACGCCGCCGCGCCCGCCTGGACCGGGCCGCGCTTCGCCCGCTCCAGGGCGATGAGCCGGGCCAGGCCGGTGTCGTCCATGTTCTCCCAGTCGCCCTCGAAAATCTCATGGAGGAGCCGCTTCCGCTCCAGCCGCCGCACCGCGTCCAGGTCGTACTTGGAGTCGGTGATGAGGTGGTGTATCTCCACCGGGTTCTTTTGCCCGATGCGGTCGATGCGCGCGTTGCGCTGGGCGTGCGTGGCGTGGGTCATGGGGAGGTCGTAGTTGACCAGCCACTGCCCGCGCTGGAGGTTCATGCCCACCGCGCCCGCGTCCGAGGCCACGATAATATCGGCCTCCCCGTTCTGGAAGCGGTTGCGCTTCTCGGCCTTGGCCTCGCTCGAGTCGGCCCCGGTAATCACCTCCACCCGGAAGCCCTCCTTCCGGAGGGTATCGGCGATGGTGCTCACCGCCTCCAGGTTATGGGCGAAGACCACCCCCGGCTTCCCCTTCCGCTCACGGGCCAGCCGCACCAGGTGCTGGAGCTTGGCGTTGTGTTCCGGGGGGGCCGCGTCAATCACCCGGGCCTGGGCCGCAAACTTCAGGGTCCCCAGGGAGGAGGCCAGCCGCCGCCCGATCTCCTCATGCTGTTCAGGGGGGACGTTCTGGAAGGAGCGGGGGGAGAGGATGCGGAGGGCCTCGAGGTCCACCCGCCCCTCCCGGGCCGCCTTCCGGGCCCGCTCGTAGGCCTCCCCCACCCGGGCCAGCTCCCGCCGTTGCCACTCGGTGAGGGGAATGGGGGCGTGGCCTTTTTCCGTCTCCATCCCCCAGACGTCCTTCCGATCCGCCCCGGACGGGATGGAGGCCGCGTAGATGTAGCGGGCCGCCTCCCTTTTGAAGGCGTCCTGGGCCACCCGCAAGTTGACCCCGTAGCGCCTTTTGAACTCAGCCTCCCCCTTTTCCCCGCCCCAGCGCTCGGGGTCCAGCTTCTTCAGCCAGTCGTACACCTCGGAACTGTCATTTTTCACCGGGGTACCGGTGGCGGCTATAGCGTAGCGGGCCTCCGCCAGGGCCGCGTCCGTGACCATCTGGAGGAAGGCGTCCGGCTTCCCCTCCCGCCCCAGGGCCTGGTGGCCCTCGTCTATGGTCACGTAGTCCAGGAGGTGGCCCATGCCGTTGGCCTCGAGGGTCTCCCGGAGCATGCGCCGCCGCCCCTCCTCCGGCATCGCCTCAAAATGGGCCTGAAACTCCTCCAGGGGGAGGCCCGCGTGGGAGGCCATGAGGCGGAGCATGTCGTCACGGAAGGTCTGGTGGGTCACCACCACCATGTGGGTGTTGGGGTCCTTGTAGGCCTCGAGGCGCTCATGGAAGGGGGCCTCCTTGGCGTGCCAGCGGTACCGCCCGGGCTCGGTGAAGCGGGCCATCTCCTCCGCGAACTGATTTCTGACCACACTAGGCACAATGAAAAGCCCCTTCCGGGCCTTCCCCTCCCCGTGAAGCTCGGTAAACGTGCCGATCTGAATGACCGTCTTCCCGCTCCCCATCCCCAGGGCCATGAGGGACTTTTGGGCCGTTTTCGCAAACTTTATGGCCCGCTGTTGCCGCACGAAGCGCCCGGTGCCTAGGTTCACCCCGGGGACCGGGGTCACCTTCCGGGCCGTGGGAGAGAGGTTGGAGACGTAGGGGAGGACGGAAGCCAGCTGGCCCTCGAGGCGCCGCCCCAGGGAGAGACGCTCCCGGAAGGGGTCCTCCAGGCGGATACCGGTAGAGTACCCGGCCTGGGACTCGCCCCCCGCGCCAAAAAGGGCCATCTGTTTTTGGGCCAGGGCCTCCTTCAGCTTCAGGGAGCGGGCCAGCTTTTCCTTCACCGCCCCCTCGCCCTCCGCCGCAAACCGGCCCTGCACCCGCTCCCGGAGGGCCGCCATGCGGGACTGTTCTTCCTCCAGGAGGCGCCGCCGCTCCTCCGGGTCCACCGCCGCCTTGAAGCGCTCCGAATGGGTCAGGGGCACCTTCCCCAGGCGGAGGGGCTTCCCGGTGAGGTTGGCGTAGTACCGCGAAAACCGCTCCGCCACCCGGCCCCGCATGTGGTCCTGGATCGCCTCATACGCCCGGTCCAGGCCCCGCATGCCCGCCACAAACTCCTCCCACGCGGTGGGGCCGTAGTAGGTAGCGAAAATCTCTTCCCGCTTCCGGTTCCACTCCGCCCACTCGGGGGAGACGGAGCGGTTGCCGAAAAGGTCCTCCGCGTACTTCTCGGGCTCGGGGCCCAGGGCCTCGAGGGCCTCCTTCAGGGCCCGGGTGTCCCGCCCGGTTTTCGGGTCCACCTGGGCGATCTCCGTGTAGAAGTATTCCCTCAGGGCCCGCTGGTCTTCAGGGGTGAGCTCTCCCAGGGGCTTCCAGGCCACCTGGGTGCGGGGGTCCTCCATCACCGCCAGGTAAAGGGCCTTCCGGGTGTCCGGGTGGTCTGGGTCCACCGCCTGGGAGTGGAAGTCCGCGTCCCCGAAGCGGGCCGCGTAGGTCCGGGCCATCTCCTCATAGCGCTTGGCCAGCTCGGGGTCCTTGTCCACGTCTATGAGGGTCCCGTCCTCCCGGGTGGCGGGGAAAAGCTCGTCTATGGCCTTGGAATACTCCTCCCACTGGCTTTCCGGGACGTACTGGTACACGAAGTCCGCCGCCCCCACCTCCCGGAGGATGTCCGAGGGCTTCCACCCGTCCGCCAAGCGGGACGCCACGTACTCCCAGAGGGCCTCCGCCGGGCTCCGCCCCTCCGTGAACCCCGGGGGGACGGCGAAGGCCCGGGGGCGGTCGGGGTCGTTGTGAATGTTCTTGGGGTAGGAGACGAAGCCCTTGGGAAGCCAGTCCTTTTCGTCCAGCTCCCCCCGGCGAATGGCCTCGAGGCGGAGCCGGATGGCGAGCTCGCGGGCCGGGACCTTGGGGGCGAGCTTTTCCATCCCGGACTCCTTCAGGTACACCCGCATCTCGTTCGTCTCCGGGTCCCGCTCCGCGATGTAGTCCCCCTGCTCAAGGCCCAGGGCCCGAAGGGCCTTCAGAACGTCCCGCGTATCTACGTCCTTCCCAAAGTCTATGGGGATTTCGGCCTTGGGCTTACCCCGGAGGGCCAGGTTGAGGGCCGCCCCCATCTCCACCTGCCCCAAGGCGGAGCCGAGGGCCTCGAGGGCCTCCGCCAGGTACTGCTTCCGAAGCTCGTTCAGCTCCTTGGCCGCCGCCAGGGAGGCCGCGTCCTTGATTTCGGGAAGCTCGATCTCCTCCGCCGCCGCCTTGGCCGCCCGGGCCCGCTCCAGGGCGTCCTCCATGACGGAGATCGCCTCCTTCTCGTGGTAAACTTTTAGGGCCTCACGGACGGCCTCCAGCTCCTCCGGGGAAAGGTTCTTCCGGAGGGTCCAGGCCGCCACCTGGGCCGCCCCCTCAATCCCCAGGACGTCCACCACCAGCCGGTCCAGGGTGGAGACGCCCAGGGTGGTGGCCAGGGCGGAGTTGACGTAGGCGTAGGCCCCGTGGAGGAGGTGGCCCATCATGCGCTTTTTCTTTTCCGCCCGGGCAAGCCCTTCCTCCTCACCCTCCAGCTCGTCAAAAAAGGACTTGGTGAGCTCCATCCGGGCCGTCTCCGCCACGTCCTCACGGAGGCGCTCCAAAAACTCCTCATCTTCCAGGGGCTCGATCTCCACCGAGAAGGAGGAGGGGTCGCGGTTCTGAATGGCGGAGGCGGCCTCCTCCGTGTCCCGGGAGAAGCGCCGCATGGCCGCCTCGAGCTCCTTGGCCTCCTGGGCGAGCTTGAGAAACTTTTTCACCGCCTCCGCCTTTTCCTTCACCTCCTTCGGGTCCGGCTTGGTCTCCGCCTCTAGGCGCTGGCGGAAGGAGGAGGCCCAGTAGTGCATCTCCCGGAGGGTCCGGCGCGCGTCCAAAACATGCATGGCCTTTTCCGGGTCCATCTGGGCCAGGCGCGCCTGGAAAATCTCCTCCGCCTCCTGGCGGATGTCCTTTTCGGAGACGGGGGTCCCCTTCTCTTTGGCCCGCTCCTTGAGCTCTTTTTTGAAGCCCAGCCCCCCTTTGGGCTTCTGATCCAGGACCTCCTCAGGGGCGAGGGTGGGGTCCTCCAGGACCTGGGAGCGGAGCTCGTGGTCTTCCGCAAGCTCTTTCACCAGGTTGCGCTCAAGAGTCTTGAGGCGGGTGACGATGGAGCGGTGGAGCCGGGCCGCCTCCATGCCCGCCCCGCCCCGCACCGCCGCGCTCTCTTTCGCCACCTCCTCCAGGCCGGACTCCTTGAGGAGCTTCTTTTTCAGGGCCTCCTTCCCCTTCAGGTCGTCTGGGGAGAGGTCCATATCCTCCGGGTCCCACCCCTCGAGGCCAAGCTCCGTGGCCACCTGCATCTGGGCGTAGCGGATTTCGGCAATCCGCCGCTGGAGCTCCTGCATCTTCTCTTTCCGCTTCTCCGTCCACTCCCGCTCCTCCAACTTCTGCTGGGCGAACTGGCGCGCAAACTCGGGGTCCTCCGCCGCACGGCGAAGGGCCTCTTCCTCCTGCCGCTTTTTCTCCTCCTCCTTCCGCTTCCGCTCCTCCTCCCTCTGGCGCCGCCGCTCTTTCGCCACCTCCGCCCATTCCTCCGGGGTGCGGAGCCGGGTCAGACGGAGGCCCCGGAGGCCCTCCCCGCCGGAGACCACGTGGGCCGTCCCGTCGTCGTGCATGCGGATGCACACCCGGACGTAGTGGTCGGGGTCGTCGGAGGGGTGGAGGGTGATCCAGCGGTGTTGGGGCGGGGTGCACGGGCCATACCCGGCCTTGGCCAGGACCAGGGCATGAGGGTGGACGTAGACGTCGTACCTCCCCGGGGGGAGGGGGAGGCCTTCCGCGTACTGGAGGGCCAGGCGCTCGAGCTCGCTCCTCATGTCCCCCGTTTTATCCCGGGGGCAGGGTCATTCCGGGAACGGGGGTAGGCCGGACCCCGGGCCCTTAGGTCCGAGCCCGGTACACCCCAGGTCTCCGCCCAGCGGGGGGGCGGATCACCTCGAGGAGCCCCCGCCTCAACAGGGCCCGCAGGGCGGCATAGGCGGTGGCTACCCCCATCCCCAGGTCAGCGGCTAGGCTCCGAGCGGAGTATTCCCCCTCCCCTCGGGCCCAAATGTATAGCCAGACTGCCCGGGCCCCACAGGGGAGGCCCCGCAACCCTTCAGGCATCACGTTTCCACCCCTTCCCACACTTCACACAGAGGAGCCCTCTGCTCCAGTATGGGTCTTCCCATAGAGGGCCACCACAGGATGGGCATTCCCCAAGACTTCCCATCTCAACAAACCGGAAGACCTTTTCCCTCTCTGCCTCCCCCCCGTAGAGAATGGGGTCCCACGCCTCTGCAGGGGGGAGCTCCGCAAGGAGGGGCGAGGCATACTCTTCCCCCCACCTCAGGGCCATCTCCGCCTCCTCGGGAAGGCAGGTCTCCGGGGGAATGTAGCCTGCCCTCTCCGACCCAAGGGCAAGCCGCCCCGCTCTACGCCTCGGGCCTGCCACAAACTTCATTCGTGGCCTCCGCACGCTTGGAGGGATTTGCCCCGGGAAAAGGTCAGCTTCATCATAGACCACACCCAAGAGAACACGCCCCTCGGGGTAGCCTGGCCACCCCTTCGGCTCCGGACGAACAAAGACCCGGTAGAGGGTGGGGCCTTTCTCCCTGGGGAAGAGACCCTCGCAAACCTCCTCTTCCCCATAAACCCGCCGGGCCAACCGGACCACCTCCCCGTGGGCCTCGAGAGGAAAGACCCAGACCCCCTCGCGCTTGTCCCACCGCCCCCCAAGCTTCCTGGCCCCGGCCACAAAATCCCCGTTGTACGGGGAGGCCACGGCCACCTCCCCCGCCTTTTCGCTGGTGATGATCTGGACCTTTGGAAGCCTCATCATCTCTTCCCCCTTTCGTATCTAAGACTATAACGCAACCCCCCGCATGTCAAGCCCCGCCGTGTGCGAATGGGCTATTCCGGGGGCGGGAGGGCTTGGGCGGCCCGGGAGAGGACCCGCCGCTCCACCGCCTGCAGGATGGCCTCGTACTGGGGGGGCTCGAGGTGCTCTACCAGCACCGCCTTCAGCTCCTCCGTGAAGGCCACCAGGGCCTGAGCGGCCTTGGCCTGGGCGTTTTTGGCGGCGATGTCCGCCCGCATGCGGGCCGCGCTCACCACCCGCATGGCCGCCTCGGATAGGCGGTCCAGGTAGCCCTGGACCTCACGCATGAGCCGCTCCACCCGGGGGAGGAGGGAGGCCGCCTTCGGGTCCTCCTCTAGGCGGGAGAAGAGGGCCTCGAGGGCCTCCTCCCTCCGCCGGAACGCCTCCGCCTGTTCCAGGAGGTACCAGAGGACGGCCTTCAGCATGGCCACCTCCCGGTCGGTGGAGTCCAGGTCCCCCATCGCCACCACCTCCTCATAGAAGGCCCTCAGGGTGGCCTGGACGCGCTCGGAGTAGAGGCCGTGCACCGCAGGACGGCCCGGGGGGCGCCGCTCCCCCTTTTCCACCCGCTTCCGGGTCCCCGCCCCGTGCACGGAGCAGACGTCGTAGCCCGCGGTGGCGGGCCGCCCGCACTGCCTACCGGACCGGGCCACGGCCTGGCACCGGGGGGTCTTCCCATCAGGCATGAAGGGCTCGAAGTCAGGGCGTGGCTTCTTCTTCCGGGGCATGCGTCCTCCCTATACCCCCCCCTCTCGGTGCGGGGGCGGCTCATGTGGCCCCTCGAGGTGGGGGGTGGACCGTGGGGTTTCCTCGAGGCGGGGGTGGACCGTGGGGTTTCCCTCGAGGCCGGGGAGGTGAAGGAAGGGGCCCATGCCTAACCCCCTAGGGGTATCCGGTCCTCACACGGGCCGGAGCGCCCGGGCTGGAGGAGGCA